AACCCCTTAACTGTATTCCGATTGCGTTGATTCCGATTCAAATTAAGCGGCCGTGTTTTCCGTGTTAGTGCTCTAGCAATGATTGGTTCTAATTTAGAATTAATCATTGTTCCAATTGATGGTCTACTTGCTAGAAGTTCGTCCATTCTCTATTTAATCCTTCTTTGTTTTGTGCTCCGTCGTGCCGACAGTCCGGATGAAGTTCTTCATTGACTTGATTTCATTATTTGCACCGCGGCTGACGCTGCGGACTTCCGTGTAGCCCTCCTTCCTCTTGTCCTCAAAAGCAGCCTCGGCCTCGTGGAGAGCCTGCTGGAGAACAGAGCGACCGGCCTTGCCCTGTATGATAGTATGCGGGGACTCCTTGATTTCACCACCCTGCGTGCCATGAACCTTTACAACCTGTACTGTGTTGGAGCTTAGCGGAACTACCTTGACACTGTAGAGGTGTACGCCCTTCTTGAGCAGAGGCCACTGGCCCGAGGCCGGGGGCGGGGAACGGCTCTTGCGTGTGTAGGTATGCGTAGGCTTCTTGTTATTTCCTCCAGCAGCCTTCACTGTGACCGCACGGCTTGCCTTAGGCTTATTGGCACGGCTAGGGGCCATAGCCGGAGCACCGGCCGCTGCCGCAACAACACGGCTCGGGGAAGCCGTACGAGACCCAGAAGGGCTGGCTGACGGGGAACGAGCAAGAGCCCTTGATAGATTCGCGGCAAAGTTGCGACGAGACTGGAACGCCTTGCCACCTGCCTTACCCTTAGCCTCCGAGTTAACGTACCACTTGAGCATGGCCTCAGCCTTGGCTAGATTCGCCTTACGGTTGTTACCATGACGGGTGTATTTGCCACCTACAACACCGGCCTGGATAGCCGCTAGTTCAGCATTCTTAACTTTACCACCCATTGAAAAACCGCGTGAAAGGAGTTCACCGGGACTAGGCATTTATCTAATCAGGGAGAATAATTTTAAACGCATAGAATAAGAACCAATGTCGGATGAATATTATAATCAAGATAATTTAGCATACAAGAAAGCAAACCCATCATTTTTTCAAAGGGCACAATCAGCAATAGACGTCGTATCAGGTGCGGCAAGTGGAGCACAAAACACACTTACAAAAGAGCAAGTGCGTCTTTCATCAGGTGCGGGAATAGTAGGAAGTAAAATAGGAAAACTTTTTGGATTTAAAAGCACCGCTCCAACAGTGTCACAGACAAATACTGAAAAGGTATATTTTACGGCTACAAAACCCTGGTCCGAACCTAATTTCACAAATACCAGAGAAGGAGTTTCAAAATATGGAATGAATATGAAACGTACACCAAATGTACACGGTAGATCAATTTCAAATAAAAATCAAATGCTTAATTTTAAGCGTACCACAAAATATCCAGATAATTTGGTTTTAAATTATGAAAGTAGAGCAAGCAGAAAAAGAAATTCAACAAAAAATAAAATGGAGAATAAAAATGGAAAACCACTTTCTGGTGTAATTGCGACGCCAAGATATTGGAGATCAACAAATTTAACACCAAATACAAAGCATATTATCAACACAAATAAAAATGGAAAACCAATTCAAACAGAGATTGACCACCAATCTATTATTCATTATACAGCAAAAGCTCCCATGCTACGCGGTTCTACTAGAAAAGTATATGAGTCGCCAGAATCAGACGCTTTAAAACAGAAAGCCTTAAAAGAAGGAGCAAAAGGCATAGATTTTACTAAATTTCAAAAAATGCTTGAAAGTGAAAATCCAGCCGAACAAGAAGAAGGTGCTACTGGATTAAGAACATTAAAATCAATGTTGGCTGATGCACGTACATTGACTCGCGCAGACATGGATAAAAAGTACGCAACATTAAAAACTGTTGAAAGTCTTGCTGGTGGACTTGCGATGGTACTTGGTGCTGCCGGCGGAAGTGGTGGTGTAGCAAGTGCCGTTACGACAGGTCTTTCCTATGGTTCTACTGCGGTTGGTATAGCATCTACTGCCGCAACTTCAACCGGACATAGTTCAACATTCCATAGTATTAGATCTTTATTCGCAGTAGCAAAACCTGTTGTTACGATTGCTGCTAAAGTTGCTGGTGCTATTTTAATAGGCACTTTACTTGGTGTATCTGGGGGCGTATTTCCACTTGCTGTGGCTGCTACTGTGTCTGCGGCGGCGGGAGCAGGGGCCCACTTAGCTGCTGGTATGGTTAAGAAAGCTAGTCTAACCACTGAAATGGGTGCGGACGAACTTGAAAAAACCATTACTACCATGCTTGAAAATAGAGGTGTTATTATGGAAAATAACCCGTTGTTTGATAAAGAAAGGATACAGGGAATTCTTGAAGCGGCCGTTGTGGCAAAACAGAGTCTACCAGACACACTTGTTACATTACCTAAACGTGATCATAGAATTGCTTTACAACTAATTCTTGATCTAAATGATCCCATGCAGCCACCTGAAGATTTAATCGCACAAATTGCTACTTTTGCTCCCGAAGATCAGACAATTGCCAACGAATTAATTGCTTTAAAGGCTGCTCCTAAAGCAATTGTAAGCGATGAACCAGCACCGCCAGCCGCAGCCGCATCGAGAAAACTCCGTCGTTCTACAAGAAAAAAGGTCAGAAGAAATCGTTACTAGATATAAAAACCAAAAGCATTCTAGGAATAGATGGCTTCCACTGGAAATAAGAAGGAGCAGATTTTAGAAATTCTAAATGTTCTCCGGCAAAAGTCAACAGCGGAAGGTGATAAGTTTCGGGCTCTAGCTTTTGTAAAGGCCATCAAGGCGATTGAGAAACTTCCAGCAGTTCACTCTGTTGCGGATATTACGGATGTTCCGGGAATTGGTTCTGGTGTAAAAGATCGTGTTGCGGAGGTTTTCGCAACAGGTCATCTGCAAGAAGCCGAGACGGCCAAGGAGGACTATTCACTGGATGCCTACAATATTCTTCAGGAAGTTCAAGGAATTGGACCTGTAAAAGCCAGGGATTTGATTACAAAGTATGGAATTAAGACAATTGATGCTTTGCGTTCTGCGGCTACGGCTAATCCCGATTTACTAACACACGCACAGACAGTTGGTTTGCTTTACAATGACGACTTGAAGAAGCGTATCCCACGTTTAGAGATGGAGAAGCATGAGGCCTATGTTCGGCGGCATCTACCAAAAGACTTTGAAATGGTCGTTGTGGGGTCTTATCGTCGGGGCCTGCCGACTTCAGGGGATTTTGATGTTATGATAACTAGCCCTCATTTAAGTGAATTAGTTGCGGCTTCACACTTCCAGCAGTTCATAGATTTGCTGGTTGACGAGGGCTATCTTCGCGGTGAATTTGCTAGGGGTGAACACAAGTTTATGGGTGTTTCTAAGTTGCCGCGGCATCAAACACATCGCCATGTGGACCTGCTTCTCTGTAAGCCGGAAGAATACTGGTATACAATTCTGTATTTTACTGGGTCGGATGTGTTCAATGTTAGCATGCGTCGGCATGCTTTATCAAAAGGCTATTCGCTTTCTGAACATGGTCTTAAAAAGATGCGTGACGGAGTGCCAGTGCCTCCAGCAATGAATTCTGAGAAAGATATTTTTGATTTTTTGGGGTTGTTTTATGTTAAACCCGAGGGCCGGATAAATCCGCTGGCATAAAATAGGGATGGGTGATTTAAGTTTTAGCGGAGCACATGGGGCTACTAACAATAATGGGAATAACAATGGAAACAATAATGGGAATAACAATAACAATAATTTAGAACTTAACGCGGGAGAAAGAGGAGCGTCTCCTTCATCTCTTCCTTCTTCTCCAGTGATACCAATTCCTGAAAGAAAGTACACGGCGGAAGAAGAAGCCGTAATTGATAAATTTATAGATTTTATCAGAATTCAGAATGTGAATGAAAAACCGAAATTAACAAAGGTGGAAAAAGCGATTCTACAAGGAGTTTTCTGGTCGCGGCAATTTACGGATAGATTACAACGTAGACTAAAGCAAATGGGTGTTCGTAAAGAAAGTGCTAATCTTGAGACGAATTTTAGAAATATAGTAAGCAAGAGTCGCAGGCGTAGTCGTAAGCAAAGAAAGACACGCAAAGCATAGAGATGTCAGTTGATAAAACTGAAATTCTAGAGTCCGATTCCATTAAATGGGATTCTAGCATTGAGACCTTGTTGGCAGGTTGGTCCGATCAGGCCAAATGTTATGAATGGATGCACTCGGAAGCACACACTATTTTTGACCGTAAATCCCGGAATTTAATGGTTGCGATTAATGTCTGCGTATCAATAAGCGGCTTATCTAACATAATTGCTGGAGGTTATTCGGTGGACGGATTTCAAATCTCCTGGATTTTCGGGTCGCTAACAATCATGACATCGCTCATGAATATGCTTCAAGATAAACTAGCATGGACACAATCAGCCGAAACGCACAAAAGGTTATCGGCTGTTTGGGGACTAATACGCCGGAAATTGGAAGAAGAATTAGTGTTACCGCCCACATCAAGGAAGGATTGTGCCACATTTATGCGATATGTTCGCAGCGATATTAATACGGCGTCTTCGGATTCTGCTTCAAAGATTCCTAAGGATATCCGTGACGCCTGTTTTACAAAATTCAAGGATATTCCTGGGTTTGATATACCTGATATCTGCGGTCAGGTTGAACATACGCGGATTTATGTTCCACTGATGGCCAAATAAAGTCGGACATCTTCGTTCAGCCTGAGCCGGGGAATCTCCTTGAGCCTGAACCAGCCAATACCGGATTGTTCAGCACGATTTAGTGTAGGAGTTTCATCTGTACGTAGGACGGCTATCCAGTATGGTCTGCAGCGAAGGAGAATCGGGCCCTCAGTGATTTTATAATGAATAATCTCCAAATAACCGGCTTCCTCCTTGAGTTCACGCATTGCGGTTTCAAGAGGATTAATATCCCACGTCTCAGCGTGACCCTTTGTGAATCCCCATTTTCCAGTGAAACGACTCTGGACAAGAAGAATTCTAGACTGGGTGGCGTCATATAGAATAATCCCAGCGCGTTCTTCCTCTGCCATCCTAAATTACTGGGGATTTTTTTCTTTCCCCAGAATATAAATGACGTCCGTTTTACGTAAGGTTGCCAACACTGAGCGTGGTGTCCAGTTCTTTGTTAATGCTGATACAATCACATATGCTGATTGCTTTGATGCGAACGGTACCGCGTTGGCATCGGGTGGTACGACAAATTCATTGGCGGTAGGTTTCTGCTTAGTTCGCGATATGGGTAAGACTCTTCGCGTTCCTGTCAATACGCTTTCCTCAACAGTTTCTGGCCAGACCAAGTACCGCGTTCTCCGCAAGGTTCAGTTTATTGATGCGTCGTCAATGGACTATGCCAGCACGAACTCTGGCAATTCCAACACGGATGGCGTAATCAACTCATCGGGTGCGACAAACAAGTTGCTGGCTGGCGGCTGCTTTTACATTGAAATCTCTCCCGCTCGTGCGGCTGGAACGGCAGTCCGCATGCCGTGGGTCCGCACATCCGCCCCTAATTAAAACTCTGGCCCCTGCGTTCTTCTGGACCAAACTTAAAATATTATTGGGTTGTAAAATTATTTTCTTTCCCCAGAATATAAATGTCATCTGCTAATCGTAGTGTTGCTAATACGGAACGCGGATCGCAGTACTATGTAAATATTGCTACCCTTGGCTCAACGACGTCTGCGGACACGTATGATGCGACGGGCGCGGTTATCTCAGGCGGTGCGGTCACGGACGGCATGACGGTCGGTCAGTGCCTCGTTCGCGACATGGGTAAGACGCTCCGTGTCCCTATCAACACGAGTGTCATAAACACGGCTGGTACCACCAAGTACCGTGTCCTCCGCAAGGTTCAGTTGGTAAGTGCCGCGTCAATGGACTATGCCAGCACGAACTCTGGCAACTCAAATACGGACGGTGTACTCAACACGGCTGGCAGCTCCAACAAGTTGCTGGCTGGCGGCACGTTCTACATTGAGCTCTCACCGACGGCGGTTGCGGGCACGGCCCTCCGCGTTGCTTGGGCCCGTACCATCATCCCCAACTAGACAGTTTAGTTGGATTTTTCAATATTCATTCCCTGAATTCTGAATTCAAGAAATGAAAGTATGAAGTAGAATGGCCTCTAGCAAGAAACCTTTCACTATTAAAGCGAATAGGGTACGTAAATCTCCCTTTAAAACGGTTGCAAAAACGCTGAAAGCTCGGCGGAATTTTCAAAAAGGCAAACGTATTGGCTTTACGATGCGTTCGTCCCTGAAAAGCATGGGTCTGATTCCTCGGTCTTCTGGGCTCTATGTATTGGGGCCAAAGTACGAAGGCTTCTAGCAACTTTCCTACAAATCTGCCAAAACCAATACATATTCAAGGCAAAGAGTCCATTTAGGGAGGCAACTGCTAGTAAAGTAGGAAATGATTCACGATAGATAAAGACCCAAAAATAATCCCATATACGATATTTTGTGAATGTTGCTAGAAAGATGTATTGATTTACTTTGTAAATAAGAGCAGGCCGGCTTTCCTGCATTAAATGGTTCAGTGCTAAGAAAACAGTACTTATTTCAAGATTTATGATTGCGTGGGTTTCTAGCAGATAGTCACGCGGGCTTAGAGTACACGTTGATGTTAGGAAAAGGAGGATAATAGAATGGTGAAGCTGCATATCCCATTCATCTACGAAAAAAAGGTCGCCCATCAAGTATGTTCCAACTAATACGGGCACTGCCCGATAGTACTCAAAATGTGCTAAAGTAAGTGCTGATAATGATGTACACAGAGTTATGATAGTTTTTACTGTCTTATATGACGGCATTAAAGTATACAACCGCATGTGTTTTAAATTCAGAGATAATCTCCTATGAATTATGTAGGGATGGCCGAGGGACTTGGCAAATTATTTGGAGAAGTACATAAACCTGCTGCTTTACAAAAAGCAGTTGTTGCAGCAAAAGCAAGAGAACGGCAATTTGCTCAAGAAAAGCAAAAAATAGTGGAACAAAGGAAAGAACTAAAATTACTACAAGGAGCTCAAGCGAAAGAATCTAAAGTTTTAGGAAAGAAAAAGGGTGGAATAAATGTCACTCGTCTTCATTACCGCGATATTCAAACAGAATTTGCTAGAGGCCAGAATATAGTAAATTTAATTCGCGATACTCTCTTATCACATGGTGCGATGCCTCATGAAGTACCTGTTACTCTCTTGCAAAATACAAATCCTGAAACGACATGTTATATGAATTCTGTTTTACAATGTATTGCTTCTCTACCGGGATTTGTAGGAGCCGAAACATGGCCTTTAATAGAATTTAATGAGGATGATCCTTTTGAAGTAAAAGGGGCTCAAGTAGCAGACGCATTTCAGGAATTATTGGAAGTTATGCGTGGGAGAGCAGCCGCACCCGGTCCGGCTCAGGTTACACTTCTTACAAAGCAAGCGGCGTTTTATACCCGTATGTATGAATATACAAAAGTAAGGTCGGAAGCATTAGGACAAGCAGATGGTGGAGAACGTTTATGGCCGCTGACACAAAGTGACGCGGATACATTTAGAACTCTTCTTTTTGAACTTTTAACAAAACAGAACACTGGGCCTAAAAAAGGTGTTAAAACACGCGGTGAACCCGCTGGTCATTTTATGCTCCGGCCTCTTTTTGGCTTTTTCCGTGTAACTACGGCGATGCCTGCTGGTGTTATAGGTCCAGCACTAGCAGAGAATCGTACAATGGAAAGTCTAATAGAAGTTGCTGTTCCGCCTATTTCACCTCCTACCAATGAAGATAACAATTGTGGACTGAATGCTTTTATTAATGATGCGGATGAGGTGAAGATGTTTAGACATCTTCCGGATACACTCATTTTGCGTGCTGGAATATTCGGTTTTAATGGAAAATATCCTAATCCTATTCCTATTGTTCCCGAATTTGATATCCGGACGTACCATCAGCCAGATTGGCAGCCTACAAATGCGGGTTCAACCGTATATAGATTACAGGCGGTTGTATGCCATCATGGTGAAACAATTGATGCTGGGCATTATACAGCATTAGTTTTGCGTGATGGGATGTGGTATCATATTGATGATGCTCCACCGATGGCAACTGTTATTAATTTACCGGCCGAGCTACCCGCTGATGGGTCACTGGTACATGCAAATCCTTATATTTTCTTCTATGTTCGGGATGGAACGGGGCCTTATATAGTTGCTGATGATGGTACAAGTGAACCTGCTCCTGCTCCTGCTCCCGCTGTAGAAGCTGCCCCTGCTCCCGCTGTAGAAGCTGCCCCTGCTCCCGCTGTAGAAGCTGCCCCTGCTCCCGCTGTAAATGCTGGCGGCGGATGGTCTCGTGCTGCTTCCAGTTCAGCAGGTGAAAGAGCTGTTGCTGCCCCTCAAACACAAAGGAATAGAGAAGCAGCCTTAGCTGCAGCCCGAGTTGTAGCAGCTCAAGCAGCAAATCCGAATGTCCGAGTAGTCCGACCCCAAACAAAAACTAAGAAAGAAAGAAAACAGGGACGTAAAACTAGAAAGCGTTCTAAGCATTAATCGGCCAGTTAGATAGCAGCATGTCAAACTGCTCAAGAAGTACATCCGTTACGCAGACAAGATTCTCCGTCTTGTACATAACAGAAGGCGTCGCAGGAAAGTTAAACTGTACATGACTAAACGGCTCATCGTCATTTGATAGAAGAGTTAGCGTGTTCTTAAGATACTTGTAGACATCACCGGCAGTCATAGAGACAGTCTGCTTTACACCCTGATTCTTGTCCTTGTAGCAAAGCGTAAAATACTGACCGTCGCGACGAACGGAAATTACATCATCCGTCTTTGTAGTCGTATCCGACATATTGCGAATGATTGACATGGAGAACGACGCAGGAATCTCATTGGAAGAAGAGGAAGCCATTTGAACAGAATATGCTTATTGTATAAGCAAATTTCGGTATCAAATTTTTATTACCTAGCAGAAAAAACTGGCTATAGGGTAGATGGATACTAAATTATACGTATTCTTATTTGCAGTTACACTTGTTCAAATCTGGTGGATAGCCATATGGGGTATCACTGATATTATAATCCGGATTCTAGCAGGAAAACATCGCCATGTTGAATTCTTAATCTATGTGTTTTTTATTGTTCTAGTTATTAGTTTCTTGCAGGCGAATCCTCAATATATGATTCATCTTTAACGACCGGACCATGTCTTCATAACAGCATATGGATAAAGATGTTGATTCTTCATTTGCCACTCAAAATCCGCCTGCCAGGACCCCGCATAGTCATGTATTGCTCCAAACATAGAACAGTTTGTTTTTGTAACCAATTGTTCATTGAATACGACTAATCCGAAAATACGTTCATAGGCCATACGATCTTCGCGATTCTTAATAAAGTGTATAAGCAGCGATACAATTCCATATTTGTCATCTAACTCCTTGATTACAGACCAATCAATCACCATTCCTAGACCAAAACTGCCATTCCATTCATTTGTATTCTTTCGCAAAGCACCCAGCTCAGATGAATGCGGAATAAACTGCAGGATTTCATCAATTTTAGCATTATTGTTGTATTCATGACGGTCAAAATGCCAGAAGAACTTAACCTTTCCAGCAATTTCCTCCGCTGTAAATGGACGTTTAATAAACATAGAATCGTGCATCATAATCATACGATCTGCCCAATGATATTTTAAAAAATAATAAAAGGGAAGAACTTCGGCGGATCCGGTGAAATCGCTTTTGATTATGGTTGTATCTTCTAGCCGTTGATCAAATTCATCTGCTAAGAGCGAATTATCATCAATGATAATAATTTTTGCCATATCATAGAAATACCGAATTGATGTATAGCAACGCCTCCAAAGTTTCTTGTCTTCTTCTGTACGAATACAACGTAGAATTACAAATACATCCGACTGAGGTTTGGGTGGTGCGTTTTTAATAAAACACATCAAGAAATCATCTTGTATATTTTTCTCCTTGCGTGTATCATACATGACAATCTTGTAATTTGTGCGGATGAAGTCAGCAAATTCTTTTCCAAAAATACTTAAATCTTTAAACCGGTCAATATATTCTGGTTGAACGTCTTCAATGACATAAATGCCACCAGGGTTTAAAAATTTCTCAAGAACCATAAAGGAAAATACTTGGTGCTGGGCCATATGACTTCCGTCATCGCAAATAAAATCATATGAACCACCCACTTTTTGCGTGAGTTCAACTAAATCTTTTTCCGAGCCTTGGTCTACAACAAATGTTTGAATACGCTCTTCGCCGTGAATCATACCTTCCGGCATAATATCAACGGCGTATGTCTTGGCGTTGGTAAAATAATCACGCCACATACGGATGCTGTTTCCGCTTTTATATGTTGGACAACCTTTTTGCATCGCCCTTTCATGGGGGCCGCATCCAATGCCAATTTCAAGAACGGTCTTTGCTGAAAAGCGAATATCTTTTAATAAGTCATCATATCCAGGAATATAGTTATGCCCCCATTGCTTACACTTATCAGACGGATATTTATGCGTAATTAATTCTAAATTCATTTGTTCCTTCATTTTATATTTATAAGATGGAAGGAACGCAAATTCCAATCTGTATCATTTCGTGGAATAATCTTTTTTTTGTACGCCGATTTGTTGACCAAATTCGGATTTTGCCTAATCCCATTGTAATTTTAGATAATCACAGTTCATACCAACCACTGCTAGAATATTACAGTATGCTAAAGGCTGAACTGAAAGAAAAGGTTACAATTCATTTACTGCTGGAAAATTACGGGCATGAAGTCTATACAAAAATGGCTCATATACTGCCTAGAGTCTACATTCTAAGCGACCCTGATTTAGAATTAAATCCCGAGATGCCACCGAATGTGGCTGAGCATCTTCTGGAAATCTCAAATCGCTATCAAGTCCGGAAAACGGGACTTGCACTGGATATTTCTGAACCCGAGAAATTTATTGCTGGATCCTACGGAAAACTTGTTCATGGGATTGAATCGGGATACTATAAGCATACGGTAGCTGATCCGGATTATACACTCTATATTGCACCAACTGATACTACATTTTGTCTTGTGAATCTCAATTATGGTGCTGAACGGAATTTACGGGTAGGCGGCTCTTTTGTTGCTAAACATTTACCGTGGTACAATAATTATCTACGTGACAATATTCCTCGTGATGAACTTCTAGTTTGGATTCAGAATAATAAGTCATCATCTGTTCTTCAATACATTGACCCTGAAAGTCTATTAGTTTAAATTCTGTTTTTAAAACGGGTCTAAAAGATAATGGGCGATTTTGCCGAGAACCATGAGATTTTTACTTTTTTGATTCTAGCAGGTAGTAATCCGGATTTTAAAGTATTCTTAGAAGTTGGAACTGGTAGCGGAGTTGGAACAACGCGTGCTTTAATGAATGGTATTCTTCAACGAACTGAGCAGAATGCTCGTCTATATTCGCTTGACATTAATGAACCGGCGATTCACAAAGCCCGCTTTCAGTTTATTAATAATCGCAAATGGCAAAATACGTCATTTACTCAATTCATGTGGGGACGGCTTAACAAAACGGAATTCTTACTACGACAAGATTTGGAGGAATTTCCTAATCCCGGTGCGATTCGTCCCATCTATGATTTGATGTATGACCGTGAACATCATTTATGGCTAAAAGCTCCGTATATTTCTTTAGCAGAGCGTTTTGATGTGATTGTTTTGGATGGCGGCGACTTTTCTAGCATAGGTGATTTCTCTGCTTTGAAAGAAACAAATCCTAAGATGTGGGTCTTAGTGGATGTGAATCTCTGTAAAAATAGGGGGGCTTTTGCTGAATTGGCGGCTTCTAGCAAATATGATCTTGTTCGGAAATTTGAGGATGGACGAGGTGCTGCTATTTTCAAACGCAAAGACGTTACGCTAATGGAAACAATCAATGTTGATTATACTAAATTTCTCCAGTGGCCGGCGGATTTTTGGTTGCTTTAGATGCTGCTTCAAGACGGTCAAGTGCTGCTAGCCTTGCGGCACGGCGTTCGGCGGGAGTTTGAGGATTGTATCCCCCTGTTGTCTTTTCGGCGTTGGCTTTCTGTTCTGCTTCATCGGCCTCCTTTTTTGCCTTGTTAAGTGCTTCCTCAATGATTGAATCTTCGAGTGCCTGCCGAATCTGCTCATCCTCCTTCTCCTCAGCTTCTGCTTCTGCTTCATCCACTTGCAGACGCAAAATCTCGGATTCTAGACGGGGATAGACCGCTCCCTTAATGGTTTCCATGTCATATCCAGCGATAAATGAAAGCGCAGCATCCGTGTCCTCTGCTGGAGGGGCTTCGCCAGTATCAAGGGCCTTCTGTAGGGTCTGCTGGATACGCTGAGCCTCTACTACATTAGAAGGGCTTGGGTGGTTCTTCTCGTGACTGATGATGTCATCAAGGCCGGTAATGAGATGAAGTGTCTGCCTGGCGGCGGACTTAAGATAAGGAAGCTGTTCTGCTACTTGATTAAAGAGTTCATCGCCTGCCGTCCGTTGGCTTTCCTCCTTGGCCTCTTGAAGACCATATCCTTCCAAGCTGGCCTTTAGTGCCTCTTCTAGCATACGATTGTTCTGACTGTCAATATGCTGAATTGTTGGGGCTGATGGCGTCACGTTTACTACTGGAAGCGGCATTCCGGTAGGCATATCTTCATCGGGGTGCTCAAACTCATAACGATTGCGACGGCGTGGAGGCATTTTCCTTGGCCTTTATCTGGCCACGCCGGTGGGTCAATTTTTCGGGATTGTAATGGAACGTAGAAAATCGTCTTGGTCGTTAAAATATACCAATTTATTATTGTTAAATGAACATAATGTGTCAATTAAAAGACTTGCCATAGGATAATATTGCCGTTGGTTTTCACTATTACGTGTAATAATATGAAACGATTTATTTGAACAAAATAAAAGATTTAAAGCCAATGCTGCTCCATCACAGAGTATAATATACTTAGAGGAACGAACCAATTTAATTTGCTGTTTTAAATCTGTAATATCATCTGTATTTAAAATACTGTGATTATAATTTTTTGTTTGGAAGAAATCACATATATGAGATAAATCAATACTTCTATCATTGGATACATAATTTTCTTTTTTTTGTCTTGGCATAATTAGAGTTTCTATGCT